CTAACAGATAATATCTTTTCTCCAATACAATGTGCTTCAGGAGACCAATTAGATTGAATTGGATGTCCATCAATAGACATAGGGTGAATACCGTGTTGAGCTTCATTGCGTGGAACGGCTTCATTTTCTCCCATAATTTGTGCTACGATTTTATGATCTTGAGTGACTTCATTATTGTATTCATCATCATGTTCCTGCTTTGCAATTTTATCTTGAGCAAGTGTGAAAGTTCCGCTATATGGAACATATGATGGACTAGTAGGACCAGCAAATGTTAAATCAGGCCCACCAGAAACTTCCACAATTGCATCAATAGATTGAAAAACATTATTAGCAGCAACTAATTGATTTAGAACTTCGACTCTCACAATACCAGTAACAGCATTGTACATCAAGCTATTATTTGGTCCCAACCAACTAGACTCAGGGCGTATTGAAAACATCCAGGGTCGCGTGGAGGGGTACGGTGCTGTAAATGCAACTTCGGTTGAAGTTCTCAAATCAACAATAATCTTTTGCGTACGAGATACATCTGGTACTCCAGTAGAAATTGCAGTATTGTAATAAAATGGTATAAAACTAATTCTTAATCTACCAGAATGGTATTGCGTCTTTACAAACTTAAATGTGTAAACTATCGAACCACGCCAATATGAAAATGCATTAGCAACATAACCCATGTGCGTACATCTAAATCTATCTTGTATCGTATCAGAAAAAGGTTTAATTTTAAAAGGGGTCACAAAATTATCCCAAAGAACTGTACTACTTTGATCAGTTGTAGACCAAGAAAATCTGTCCCAATAATTCGGTATAGACAGTATATGTGAAAAATCCATTTCATCAGCTGATGTTCCAGCTAAACCAGACTTAGTTTCAATTTCATTACAAGCTGAAAGAGCTAATTTGTGTGAAGTATCTGCTCCATCATAATTCGCCATTCTATTCTGACCACGCAATTTTGACTCACAAGGTAAACCTTGTGTCGTTGGTTTTGAAAAACCTAGCATTTTGAAAATATTAGAAGCTTCTGCCGAAATCCATGCTGGTCTCGTAAACATATTTCCCAAAATTGGAATTTTTGACATAGTGTTGAGTCCTTCAGAAATTTGACCAATACCAGTACTTATAGTACCACTATCTTTCATTTGTTTTATTTCCGAAGCAACTTGAGCGAAAATCTTGTCTGGTGGCCTTTGGTACGCCTTAGAACTCCATAATTTTCTAAATTCTTTTTCGGAATAATTCCCTTCACTTATTTGTTGTCCAATACTAGCAAAATTAGGTTGATTACCTGTGTATATATTAGCACCTGTAGGATATTGAATGTCAACATCTTCCAAGTGCGCCCATACCGTATATTCAACTGAACCTGTACCAGTAACTTGATCTCTCAATTGACTATAAACAACCAAGTATATAGAACCAAAAGAACCTTGACCTGTAATTAAGTTGTAGTATCCATGAGGTGATGCATAAGGTATATCCATTTGTACTTCTGTACCTACACTTAAATCCAAATCTGTTCTCGGACAACCAGATCTGCCTTGTAAAGTAGCATTAGTTAACGCAAC